GCTCCTTGTTGGATAGCTTCAATAGCAGTGGAGTCAAAGATACGATCCATTTTCTTTGAGCCAGCAGTATTAGAGTCAAACAAGTTTCTGTTAGGAAGGAAGTATTCATAAGTATCATCTAATAGGTCATACCATGAGGCCATCTTGTTAAACGCTACAGACTCTCTTGCTTTTAAATCTTGTAATGATCCTAATTCTTTTGGCAGTTTCATTTATCTAGCCTTTCTTGTGGTAGTGTTAGTTGCAGTATATCCTGCACCAGATCGTAACCCAGAACTTCCTGCGCTACCGCCTCCAAAAACTCCAGCCCCAGCCCCAGTAAATCCTCGCGCAACACCTGATTGTCCACCTGCACCACCAGCTTTTGCTAACAAAGACTTAGACCCTAGCTTACCACGAGCCAAGGCTTTTAATCTTTTCTCACTTTCTTCCATCTCTTCATCGAGCATTCTACTTTGTCTTTCTACTACAGCTTTCTCTTGTGCCGTAGGTTCTGGTGCTTTAGGCCGCTTCATGGTGACTCCTTAGATGCTTTAATAATTGATATGGCGTTAGAATGAAAGGATTGTTGATACCTAATATTTGTTTAGTATGACCTACACAAGTATTAAGCATAAATAATGATCTTCTGCATTCTCTTGGTATATAACTTTTCATTATATATTTACCCTCGATTATACTCTTTTGGTCTATTACAGTAAATAAATCGACGCTTTTGACTGATTTTCCGTAGATAATGAAAGAATTTGGCGTAGGTTTGACAATATAACAGTGCCTAATGCCTTTTTTTAAGAATTTTGACCACCATCTTTGCTGATCATCCTCAAAAATTACATAAACTTTAGAAGACACTAACTTGTACTTTTGCTGTCACAGGTTTAGAAAACGTATCAGTACGTCTTAATGCGGCACGACCCTCGCCCTCACCTTGTAATGCGTACTCCAAAGCCTCAACAGGGTGTGAATATTCGTTCTTATCAGGCTCATCAGTGTATCTTTCCCCTGAAGTTTGGACTCTACGGTAGCAGAAACCACCTTGTAGACCCTTACGGATCATAGATGCTTTAGGTAGGACAATGAATCTAGGCTTACCATCCATACACATTTCTTTCATAGGGACTTCTAGTGCGGCTCTACGCTTCATAGGATCATTAGAGGCAGTAGGTTGACAGGGAATACCTGCGGCTCGCATGATTTGGAAAGGTGTTTCAGAGTTAGACTGGTTCTTATTGTTACCAGAGGGATCACCCCATCCTTTAAACGTGTGATCAGGGTAGACTTCTTCGATGTATCTCTTAAGACTAGGGGCAAAGTCAACAGCACCAGAATCAGTTAACACGACTTCATCAAAGCATACCCACCGTCCTATGGCGGTTCTCTGCATAAACGCACAGGCTGGTGTACGTCCAAAGTCAAATCCAAGGATAATAGGTTGATCTTTAGTAGGCGTAAACTCTAAGTGTTGACAGTGTACTGAATCAGTATACATAGGATGGACAGGTTTACCGTTAGACACAAAGCCGTATTCATTGGCTAGATTAACTTTAATCCAATCATCTGTCTTCCCTTGAAGTCCTCTTTTGTAATAGCCATCAGGAAGGTTAGTAAGGTTCTCAGCGTTTTTATTAATAATCCAGCTTTCACCATCTTTCAATACCCCTCCTTGTTGTCTGTAGAATGCCCAGTCATCAGGTCGTTCTATCTCTGCTAACTTAAAATACCAATGGTCTTCATCAGGGGCGTTACTATCTCCTATGATTCCATGATGTGTAGGACGCGCACCTTCCTTGTTAGAGGGATATCTACCATGTCTAAGGTCTAACATATCTAAAACAGCCTTAGAATGCTCCTTAGTCTCGTTTAACCACACCCATGTAGTCTGTATACCCCTAGCTTTCTTGACGTGTTCAGGACGGTCGAACGCAATAAAAACAACATCACACTCTACCCTTGTGCCATCTTCTAGTTTAAACCGTATGAAGTGTGTAGGAGGCTCCTTGTTACCTTGTTTGAAGTCACCTAACTCACCGTGTATCTCTAACCAGTCTTTAATCGTAGTAGAGAACAGTTCAGAATAGGTGTTACGTGCGGCAATGATACGAGATAAGCGTACACCATAGTTCTTATGTTTCTTATCTTTAACAGGTGCTTGTTCACACATGAGGTCAAACAGTTTAAGAATACACTGGACGGTCTTACCAGAACCTAATGGCCCCATGATGAAGGAGTTTCTTGCGCGGCAATCATTGAAATCTTGCAGGACTTGTCCCTGCGGCATTAAATTGTATTCAATTCTCATTTGCTACCTTTAGTTAATACTCGGATAGTCAGCACTGGTAAGGGATACAGCCTTATATGTCCTATTAGTGTACTAGGTGTCTATTTAGACCAATCTATCTTATCGTAATTAGACTTAAATACTTCTCGACTACTCGCTGTAGACTTACGAGCATGACTACCCTTACCACCATTGTATTCAGGGAAGTGCCTATCTCTTGTTTCTTTGTCTAACTTATGAACTAAGCTTGTGCCTTTCTTCGTCATGTCATTCCTTTAATTAGTTACACCAGATGTAACCCCAATAGTTACGTTAGCAATAACCTTAATAGTTACGTTAGAGGTAACCATTAATAAACAAACCAAATAACAAACCATACAAACAAACCAGTAAGTTACCACCTACCGCATATACACGTTTCTTCTAAACACACACACTCACTAAACATCTTCTCATCTAACACATATAAGACTTCTTTCATCGCGTATAAGTCTTTATCAATTAAAGCCGTACAAAACGCTTCAATTAATTCGTAATCAGCATCACTCACAGGTTCATCCGTATTAAGACTTATCATTTAATTATCATCCCTTAACCAATCCTTCATTACAAGCGTTTTTGCTAATTCAAGATAAAACACCTCAGATTCACTTCTAAGCGTACTTCCTACCTCAACCCCTAGCTCACCTATAGAAATGACAATAAAGTCCTTAGAATGCCTTATATGAGCTTCTATGAGGTCTTCTACGTCAGGTCTGATCTTATGTATAGTCATTTAAAAAGTCATAATTTTTTTTTGCGGGGGACATATATATACACATAACGCTCGCCTTCGGAGGGGGGGGTACTATCCATCCCTAGTCCTTATCGTTTGCTCCACCGTCATACTTCTTGCGCTGTATGCTGACTGTGAGACCTGTATCACCTGTACTGTGCTCTATTGCCTTTAGTTTTGGTGCTACATACTCCGCTATCTTGAGCCATGAAGCTATAGAGTCGCGTTGATTGGCTACCGATGGATCTTCCTGAGCTAACTGGTCGAGTGTGTGGGCCTGTTCTGCGGCCTTCATGATGGGGTCGAAGTCTTTACCGTACATATCCTTTAGACGATTGAGAAGAAATGCCTTGTTCTTGCCTAATGCTCCCTTGGGACGTGCCATATTATGTAATCCTCTATATTATTTATTCCTACACCATTGATTCAATTGATCATTATTTAACCAATTATACCTAATTTACCTCTTATTTACCCCATTTATATGAGTAAAAGTTAGTTTAAATGCTTATTGTTATAAGAACTCGGTATATAAACCATGATAAAAAAAGGCTTTCGAGTATTGCGATATGTCAAGATAAGAGTAAGATAGATACCACACAAACAGAGAGGTAACAACATGACAAACTTAGATATGGCAAAAGAAAACATCAGCAAGAGAATAGAGTACTTTACTAAGGAGGCAGTTAAACAAGGTTATGGCAAGCGAATTAGTGAGAACACAATGAACTACGTCTATGGATTAAAAGAAGCCTTAGAGATGATTGAGTGGGCTGAATTAGAATCTGAGTAGTTAAATAGGTAGCATTGGAAACAGTGCTACTCATTGTAACTATTTAAATAACTGAGGTAATACAATATGACAATTAAGACAATATTTGACCCACTATCTGCCAATATAAAGGAATCTAAGCGTGCCTACGATATCGCATGGCTTGGACTGTTAAATTATAAAGGTAGCGACAGCATGGAAGTAATCGCGCTAGAGAACGCTTTACAGTGTGCCTCCGATAATTGCCTAAATGCTTACAAGGCGTTCGATAACACTTATTACGCTTTACCTAAGGGCTAATAACTTACCTGATGAGACTATAGGGGTATAGTCGAAACGCCTACGGGCGTAGTAAGACCCAATAACATAATAGAGGTAATACAACATGAAAGCGATTCAAATCAAATATTTATCAGCAACCGACACCAAAGGATCACGTTGGAAAGCATGGACTGAGGCAGGGTCAATGACCGTTGGCTATAACTACGCTTTAGACCCTAAAGAGAACGCTTTGGCACTCGCTACTGCATATTGCAAGAAATACGATTGGGCTATGCCTAAGGGCATCGGTTCAATACCTAATGGTGATTACGTAGTTACATTGGAGGCGACAACATGAAATACAGGGTATATTTTTATAGTTTTGACTATTCAAAATTTGCAGACACTTTAATTGATGCAAAAAGAATAGGCAGAGAATCAGGTTTTCTATATACAATTAATGAGGTTACACAATGAGACTAGAGAATATCGAAGCGTTAAAGGTACGCAACAGGAACGAGAGGGCAGAGAGATACTTAGCCCTTAAAAGACACGACAAAGCCGTTAGATCGACGCACAGAGCGGATATAAGCATATCGTTTCTAGCAGGCTTAACTGTAGCAGTGTTGGTCATGGGCTACCATATGCACGTTGGAGGGCTGTAACATGACTCAGAAAGAACGCATATTGGATTACTTGGAGCGCGGGCATACATTGACGCGCTTGAACTCTTGGAAGATGCTAGGCATATTAGAATGTCCTGCTAGGATCTGCGAGTTAAAACAAGACGGCCATGACATAAAGACAGAACGGTTAACAGTAACTAATAAATATGGTGAAAAAGTATCTATTGCCAAATGGAGGTTGTAATGAAAACAATAGAACAAGTAAAAAAAGCCGTAGACGATGGTAAATTGGTAAACTGGGCTAGTGATATTTACGAGGTCAAATACTGGCCTATACCCAACATATACGTGGTAGTTTGCACTCTAAATCAATATGCTACTGGGCTTTGCAATGAATGCGTTAAAGATTGCTATATATCCTAAGAATATCTAACCCTGCCAAGCCTCCATTATGGGGGCTTTTTATTTCCCTTCGTATTTGTTCCTTAGGTAGTCAAGCGACACCATCATAACATCCCCTGAGCCGTCATTAACTTCGTGCAACATCCACACGCCACGCCATGACAAGTTATTATGCGGGGTAAGATAATTCTCTTCATGTTGGTAGAATATCCCTGCAAATATTCCGATCATTTGTTTGCCATCTGCACGTCTTGCAAAACTAATAGCCCTGTCTTGAACATGGCCTTGCACTGTACTCATGTGCATTTTGTTTAACATCAAAGTGGGGTTAGCTACTGGTCTCCCCATTATTCCACTGGTAAAGTAGTGTTGGTAGGCAATGTTATCTATGACTACGCATTCCAAAAAGCCATGCACCTCCCAACCCATTTGCTCAAGCTGAAAATCTTTAAACCCTATCAGCCCATCAAGCATGGGATCATCTTCAATCGCGCGTGTGATTCTGTTTTCATGGTTGCCTAACGTGAACACTAATCTAGGGTTCCACTGCTTGTGCTTGTTTGCCTTCAACCTTTTTTGCTCTGCCCTGATAGGTGCAAGGAATTTCTGCATAGCTTCGATGCCTGCGTCTATGTCTTTAGAATACCGCCTACCCTCAAATGATTTCTTGCCCTTGTCGTATGACGAAAGAGATTCCATGTCCCAATGGTCTCCGCAATGCACAATAACATCGGGTTTCTTTTCTGCCGCGTATTTCCCTGCCCATGTCAAATGGTCAGTCGGTGTATTGGGTTTAACTTGAGTATCTGGAATAATAAAATGCTTCATAGAGCCTCACAAAAAAACGCCCCGAAGAGCGTTATGAATTTGTTAAATCGTCTTTTGCAATGGCAAGCAAGCCGCACACTACAAGGACTATGTAGTAAGTAATCATTTCAACCTCATTATGTCTGTGAAGCGCGATTATACTTACCTCCCATCCCTTTAGGTAATGACTTTTCTAAATAAGTGGCATACCAAAAGGTTATTTTTTCACTTCATCCGCTATCAAGAAATCAATGTACTGTTTTGCCTTGCGTAAATCCTCAATACCACCCTTATCACGCCATCGGCTGACATATTTAACCACATTTCCCTCGCAATATCCAAGTTGGTTGCCCAAGATGTAATCAATGGGCTGTATCTCGAGGTCTTTGTAGTGGGTTCCACCTATCTGGATATCCTTACTCACATTGTTATCCTCTGAATTATCCATTTAAACCTGCACCATTCTTAATATGCCATTGTTGATGATGACCAGAACATAACCACATAATATCAAGAGGCTTTGAGTAGTCGCAATGGTGCGCTGTAATGTTTTCCTCGGTGCCGCATACAGCGCAAGGCTCAGGAATCAGTGTTTTGGCAATAATAGCGCGACTAACCAGACGATGCGCCTTGATCTTGGTCTGATTATTAGCTCTATATTTCTTGAAATATTCCTTCCTTTCCTGATACCTGTTACCCCTGTTATGGTCGTACTCTCTACACTTGTCTATATTATCTAGACGATACAGCCTGCTATGCTCTCTGCAACACACAGCGCAATCAAGCTTGTAACCATCGCGGCCAGTCTTGGATTTATAAAATGCGGACAGGGGTTTAGTCCATCCGCATTTGCGGCACTCTTTAGTGTCCATGTTAAAAAGGAATATCTTCAGAGGGTAACTCAGCCACTTGAGGCTTATCCATAGAAGATTGGCCGCCATCAGTGTAGAAAACCTTAACATTACCCAAGATAGGAGTCTGGACACCTTTCTCTCGCTCTTCTTTGTCTATAGACTGACTGATAAAGCCGTTGTTCTCATACTGGTCAGCAACCATAGTGTCTACAAACGTAGTGAGATCAAGGTAAGTACCCTTTTCTCCCTTGTATAGCCGCTCTTTGTCGATCTTTGTTACATCAATTCTTACTGATAATCCTACTTTCATTTTAAATTCTCCGTTTCATTAATAATAATATCAACAGCTTTTTGTACTTCAGCCGCCAACTTCTCTATGTACTCGTCATCTCGCTCCACCCTAATAATTAGGTAATGAGGCTTTTTGTCAGAGTACGCCATTAAATCCCACCACTTAGCACCTGTAATCATCATGCAACCCATGATTTGTTGCTTGTACTTAGTAACAAAGGACTTATTGTCTCTATGATAGCCTACCATGTTAGCAGGACATTTTATCTCTAGCCCTCCCTCAAAATTGCCATCGCTATCTTTAATAATACCATCTGGACTGCAACCAAACTCCTCAGAATCGTCCAATATAAACCCATATTCTGTGACTTTTTGCTCAGTTATGAATGAATAATATTCACGCGCTTCAGGCTCTAAAAAACTACCGCGAGCCATGTGCTCATTCACGTAAACAGGGACGCGAACACCATTTAACCTTTCATCTATCAACTCATCAATGTATTTTGCAGAAGAGATGCTTGGCTTCCCTGCGGAGGTAATCAGCTTGTTAAACATGGAAGCAGAGGGTCTACCCAATCTTGAGGCAAACCACTCGTCACTTCCTTGTTCATGGTCTAAGATTATCACTTATTAGCCTTAGCATTCAGTGCCGCTACAGCTTTAGAGTAGTGGACAGCTAACATATCATCCACTGAGGTTGCTTTGAAGTGCTTTAGAAAGACTTTAACATCTACTTTATGCTCTTCTATTAGCCCTTTGATCTCTTTAGCCTGATCGCCAGACACTACAGCATTTTTACTCTGGTTATTCCTAATCATTGCCGACTCTGCATCATCATCAGCAGTTGGTATACCTGCGATAGACTGCAAAGCGTATCGTCTTGCGTAAGTAATGGCGCTTCCTGCCGCTTGTGGATCAGCTTTAGTTGTGGGTAGTGTGTAGCTATGCTCCAAATACTCTCCAGATTCATGCATTAATAAGGTTGATACACCAATTCTACCATCGTCATTCGTTGGAAACTGAGTGTAAGACAGACCATGATTTGCAAACGGCTCTTTAATGGCCTTAATGACTGAAGTTAGATCAGCATAATCAGACTTAAAGAATGGATTTTTACTATCCTTAACTGCACCGCCCATTTCTGCTTGTGCTTTGCATAAAGATGCCGCTAGATTTTTAATTGACTCGCTCGTATTCATTGTTCGCTCCTCGCTGTAGCATTCGCCTCTAGGGTGTATGCCTTACCAAAACCTTTGTAGTATTTAGCTGACTCTCCGTCTTGCGCTTCGTAACCATGTATGCAATCGTACTCGCCTCTCTCAAAGTCTGAGAAACTTTCCAACATTAAGTTAATGTAAATGTTGCCATCTTCGGGAGGGCCTGTTCTTGCTGGGTTTTCATACTGTTTCATATCTATCTCCTATTGTTGTTTGTCATAGTATAATGAACTACGGTTAACTAGATGTCAACAAAAGATTGACTATAGACTAAAATCAATTTACAGTTCACGCTCACTACCAAGGAGTTGTCATGGACATCAACAAATCTATCGATTATTTTATGTATGAGTTAAGTTTAAATCAAAGTCAGCTTGCTGTTGAGGCAGGTTTGGACTTGGCTACCCTAAGTTTGATCAGAAACAATCACCGATCTCCCAGCATGAAGACACTAACTAAACTAGCTAATGCTTGTGAAGTTAAGGTTAGCGAGTTCATTGCGGTAGGTGAGTGATGGAAAAGCCATCCTATTTTGCTATTCT